CAGCTACAGCCGATCAGACAGCAGCAGAAATAAGAACTCTTACCGAAGCTGCTACAGACAGTAATGTTTTTACTGACGCAGATCATACTAAACTAAACGGTATAGAAACTGGAGCTACAGCAGACCAAACTAATGCAGAGATAAAAACTGCATACGAAGCTAATGCTAACACTAACGAGTTTAGTGATGCAGAGCAAAGTAAACTAGCAGGTATAGAGACTGCAGCTACTGCAGATCAGACAGCTAGTGAAATAAAAACACTACTACAATCTGATAAACTTACCTTGTCTGAGATGAATACAACATCTTTAGATACTAGGTATTTTACAGAAACAGAACTTACAGGTGGTGCTCTTGATGGTAGATACTACACAGAGACAGAAGCTGAAGCTAGATTTTTAAGACAAGACAGTTCAGAAACTATTGCTAGTGGTGTAGCATGGTCTAACTCAGACGCATTTGTAGCTACAACTGCTGCAATTAACGCTCGTATTGTTGACCTTATTGACGAGGTTGGTGGTTTTACAGCTATTGCTAACGAAACCAGTTTTCCTGCAACAAACCCACAAGGAGCTACAGGTCAGTCAGCTATATTAAGTATTGCTGCTGCAAGTACAACACTAACTCCTAGCGGTACAACTCTTACCATTGCAAATGGTGCAGGGTCAGGAAACACAGTAACTGTGACAGGGGTACCTACAGCAATACCACAAAACTTTGGATTTTTAGTAGAATCTACATCAACAACTCATACATACACTTTCCATAGATTAGTACCTATAGCAACACAAGTTAATACTGTTGCTCAAAATATTACTAACATTGTAGCTGCTGGTGCAAACGTAACAGACATAAATAATTTTGTTGATTTATACCAAATATCTAACAGTGCTCCAACACAACGAGCAGATGGTAATTCACTACAAGTTGGTGATTTATGGTTTGATAATGCAAATGATACTTTAAGAGTTTATGATGGTACTAACTGGGCTATTATTTCTCCTAGTCAAACTGTTCTAAACGATATATCTATTGTATCTGGAGCTATAACATATCAAGAAGATTTAGGTCTTATAAGTGACGCTGTAACCACAGGTAGTTCTAATGGTTCATTAGATATAGTTGCAGATGCACTAGAAGATGAAATTACATTTACTGTTACCGTATCTGGAGGTAAGTTTGTAATAGATGGTGTATCAGCTCCTGCGTTAACATTATACAAAGGTTGGACTTATACATTTGATGTAAGTGATGCAACTAATGCTAATCATCCATTAAGATTCTATGCTGGTAGTTCACAGTACTCAACTAACGTAACTGTTACTGGTACTCAGGGACAAACTGGTGCAAAAGTACAAATTGTAATACCAGAATCACAGCCAAGTAACTTCCAGTATTACTGTACAAACCACAGTGGTATGGGTAATACCATAACTGTTAAGGATGACCCAATTAAAACAGTATCAGATAATGTAGTTAAAATTATTGCTGCTGCTGATAACTCAACAAACATTAATGCAGCCGTTAGTAACGCTACAAATATTAATACAGTAGCTGGTCTTGAATCTAACGTTAATAGATATGCAGACGAGTATGTAATACAAAGTGGTACTCCATCATCTCCAAGTGCAGGAGATCTTTGGTTTAACACAACATCTAACATACTCAACTTTTATAACGGCACTGCATGGGTTGGTATATCTCCCGGTATTGCTGGATTAATAAATGATGCTAACCCTGCGTTAGCAAACCATCTCGACTGTAATAACAAAAACCTTACTGAGGTAGGAACAGTTAGTGGAGACAATTTACAAATAGATTTCGGTACACTTTAAATGGCAAAATTATTAAAATTAAGACGTGGTACTACATCTCAGCACGGGTCATTTACTGGTGCTGAAGGTGAAGTAACTATAGATACATCAAAAGATACTGCTGTTGTACATGACGGTAGTACAGCAGGAGGAACACCTCTTGCAAAAGAAGATATGTCTAACGTATCTTCATCAAATATTGCTGGAAGATTAAGTAATGATTCTATAGCAACATCTAAAATTGCTGCTGGAGCTTTACCATCAGACGTAACTGTAGCTAGTGCAAACTTAGTAGACGGTACAATCGTTAATGCTGACATAGCATCTAACGCAGCAATAGCTGGTACAAAACTAGAAAACTCTGGCGTAACTGCTGGTTCTTATGGTTCTAGCTCTGCTATTCCTATCGTTACAGTTGACGCTCAAGGTCTAGTTACAGCAGCTTCAACAACTGCGATTGACAGCACAACTATTGCAAACGGTACATCAAACGTAGCAGTAGCAAACAACGGAGACATTACAACAACAAGATCTGGTACAGCTAGACTTGTGGTTGATAATCAAGGAGTAGATGTAACAGGAACTCTTGACGTAACAGGACAAATAGGTTCTGGCAATCTTACTATTAGTAGTAGTGTACCATCAGTAACATTTACTGATAATAACAATAATCCAGACTATAAAATAAGTGCGAATAGTGGTGCTTTTCAAATTGAAGATACGACTAATAGTGCAAATAGATTAATTGTTAATTCAGATGGTCATGTTGATATTCCCGGAAACCTAGACGTTGGTGCTGGTCTTGACGTAACAGGAGATATTTCAGCAACTGGAACTATAGCTTCTAGTAATATTACAATTTCTAATGATGCACCATCATTGTATTTTACTGAGGGAGACGCTAATCCTGATTATCAACTATTGGTAAATGGTGGTCAATTTAGAGTTTATGATGTAACTAATACTGCTAATAGATTAGTTGTAAATACTGATGGTCACGTTGACGTAGCAGGCAACCTAGACGTTGGTGCTGGTGTTGACGTAACAGGAAACATCACAGTATCAGGAACAGTTGACGGTGTAGATATAGCTGCTTTTAAAACAGCATTTGACGAAGCGTTCCCATCTGGAACAAAGATGCTCTTTCAACAGACATCAGCTCCTACAGGTTGGACAAAAGTAACAAGTGGTGTAGATAACAAAGCTCTTAGAGTCGTATCTGGAACTGCTGGTTCTGGTGGTAACCAAACATTTGGAACTGTTTTTGCAACCAGAAATATTACAGCTAACGCTAGTAACACAACCACTACTGGTAGTATCGCGGTAGCAAACGCAACTCAGGGCGGTAACATTACAGTTGCCAACACAACTGCTGGTGGTAACGTTTCTATTTCTAGTGTTTCTACAAGTGGTAACGTAAACAGTCATACACTGTCTACAAACGAAATGCCTTCCCATAACCACCGTACTTATATGGGACCTAAGAACAATAGTAATAACTTACAAGGTGACCAACCGGGTGCTAACTTAGTTTACATCAATAATGGTGGTAGTAGACTTGGACCTTTCTATAGTGCTACGATTCAAAGTTTTCCACTTTCAGATGGTGGTGGTGGAGGACACTCACACGGATTTACTGGAAGTTCACACAGTCACACTGGTACATTAAGTGGTACAGCACACAACCACAACGCTACTTTCTCTGGTAGTGCACACAGTCACGGTGCAACTTTCTCTGGTAGTGCACACAACCACAATATTTCTGTAAATAACTTAGATATGCAAGTGCAATACTTAGACGTAATAATCGCAAGCAAAGATTAATGGCAAAAATTAAACAGGGTAGTTTATGTCCTCTTATAGGTGAAGATTGCCGAGCACTTGAATGTGCTTGGTACACCGAAATAAGAGGTTCCAACCCACAAACAGGAGAACCTTTTAGTGAATGGGGATGCGCGGTATCGTGGATTCCCTTTCTCCAAATGGATAATACAAAACATGTAAACCAACAGGGTGCAGCTATCGAATCATTTAGAAACGAAACTGTAAATTTATTTTCTCCAATTATTCCTGTTCAACCACAAAATAAACCTTTACCAATCATAGAGGATGAGTCAATTCACAATAATAGTACCTGACCAAAGAGTCGTAAAAGGTATTACTTTACCCGATGGTCAGAAAATGCCATGGGCTTATACAGATATAGATTTGTCATATATAGCATCAGACATTCATGCTGTGCAGTGGGATACTACTACTAATAAAGGTCATATAGAAAAAACAGATATGACTGTTGAAGAAATTACAGACCTTGGTATATATAAACAGACACTAACTGCTTTTGATACAAAATTTGATAACGGACCGGGAAAAGTCGAAGAAATGACAGATGCCCAGAAGTTAGATGAATTAAGATATGAAAGAAATGATAAGTTATTTGCTACTGACTGGAGAGCTGGTTCTGACATTACAATGTCTGACGAATGGAAAGCTTATAGACAAGCTCTAAGAGATTATCCAAGTACAGTTAGTGATGTAGATAATCCACCAGCTTGGCCAACTGAACCTAGCTAGTGGAAATACCCACATTAATTATTCCACAAATAAAAGAATACGAAACTATATCTATACCTTTACCTACAGCAGACGTACCATCATACATTCCTATGGTGGTACCGCCTAGCGATTTAGAAGCTCCAGAAGGAGTAGAGGCAGAGGCAAATGATGAACCGGAACAAGGTTTAAGAAAAGTAGACATACCGTTTACAGATTTTAAAATGCCTGTTCCGGAAAACGAAATATTAGTAACGGCTGGGACAACTGCGGTTGTCTCTGTAGCAGCCACCCT